TAAAAATATTTAATACTTTACCATCAACTTGGAATGGTAAAAAACACTATATGGGTGGTTTTGCAAGTTCACCTGTAGAGGTGTTAGAAGAAGAAGGTTTTTACGAAGTAGTAGATCCGAAATATGATCCTGCTACAGAAGAACTAGGTGAATTGTATTTAGAAGATAATAAATATTATTATACAGTAATACAAAAAAATTGGTCAGAAACTTTAGCAGAACTAAAGGAACAAAAAATTGAACTTTTAAATAATAATACTAAATATATGTTACAAGAAACAGATTGGTATTATATTAGAAAGTTAGATAGAAATATAGACGTGCCGCAAGAAATTGAAGATAAAAGGGCAGTTATATTAAACAACCATAACGACCAAGAGACAGAAATAAATAATTTAAGTAATAAGGCAGACGTAGTTAAATATGAGCTTAGGTAAAAAACTTTTTACAGGCGGACCGCCACCAGATTATGATTTTGCTGTGGCAAGTTATACAGGTAATGGTTCAACTAATTCCATAAATATTGGTATGCAGCCTGATTTAGTATTTTTAAGAAATGCAGATACTACATCAAGTTATGGGACTGGTGTTTTTGATTCAAATAGGGGTGCAACAAAATGGTTAAATGCAAATACTACAAGTGCGGAAACAACTGAAACAAATTCTTTATCAAGTTTTGACTCAAACGGTTTTACACTTGGTAATGGTGGTGATTTTAATGCAAACGCATCAACTTTTAATTCTTTTTCTTTAGAAGTAAATGGGGGTACTACAAGCAGCAATACTAATGGGACAATTACAAGTACAGTCCAAGCTAACACAACAGCAGGGGTATCTATAGTTAATTATACTGGAACAGCTTCTGCGGGGACGGTGGGACACGGATTAAGTTCAACTCCTGAAATGATAATATTTAAAAAAACTGATGTTTCTGGATGGAAAGTGTATAATGCTTATTTAACTAACCCTACTACATCAACCTTTGAACTTAATGACCGTATTGGACAATATTCGCCTGGAGACTTATTTAATTCTACCGCACCTACGAGTTCAGTTTTTAGTGTGGGAAATTATGCTGATACTAATTCCTCAGGGGGTGCTGTTTCAGCTTATTGTCTTCATTCCGTATCAGGATATTCTAAACTAGGATCATATACTGGTAACGCATCTACAAATGCAATTACAGTTGGATTCCTACCTAAATTTTTAATGATTAAAAAAATATCAGCCTATGGTACTATGTATATTTATGTCGCTTCAGGAATGACTGCACAATCTTATGGTTATTCAGGGAATAGTGGAATGGTATTATCAGGATCATCAGCTACGCTACCATCAATAGAATTTAGAAGTGATAATGGTGGTCAATTTGTATTATCAGGAAGTGATTACAACCTTAATGCAAATAGCGCAACATTTATTTACTGGTGTGTTGGTGGGGATAAAACAAATGTAATATAAAATAAAAAAAAATGGCAACAACTAAAGTAACAACAAACGTCCTAGCAGACAATGCAGTAACAACTGCAAAAATAACCGACAACAATATTACCAATGCTAAAATGGCTAATGATTCAATCGATTCAGCTGAAATAGTAGATGGAGCAGTTGATACAGTACATATAGCTGATTCAAATATAACTACTGCTAAACTAGCTGATGATAATGTAACATTTGCTAAAATAGAAAATAGATACACAGCTAGAGAAACAACATCTAGTGCGTCAGGTACTATAAGTATAGATTGGTCTGCAGCTACTACATTTTATTTTAGTGCTTCATTAACAGGTGCTACAACGATAAGTTTCACAAATTTTAAACAAGGGCAGGTTATTGGAATATACGGACTAACAGCAGCACAAACAATAACTTTAGATAGTGACGCAGCAACAAGCGAAACATTTAACAGAATAGGAACGTCAGAATATGATGGATCAGGAACTAACTTTTTACAAGTTGCTTGTGTAGATGATTCAGCAAATGCAGTTTTTAATTACTCAATAATAACCTATACATCAGATACAACACCTTAATAATATGAAAGCAATAGAAATAAACGGACAAATTAATACATACGATAAATTACCATCTTCTTGGGGAAATATCCTTGGTGGTTTTAATTTATTATCAGATACAGAATTAAAAGAATATGGTTTTTATGATGTAGTAATACCTAAATATGATTCAAGAATAAAAAAATTAGGTGATTTGTATTTTGATTCTACAAGTGAAACTTTTACAAAAGATATTTTAGATAGAACTTGGGAACGAACATTAGAGGAATTAAAAGAACAGCAAATAAATAATTTTAATTATTCAACACAGTTAAAATTACAAAACACAGATTGGTATATTATAAGGAATCAAGAAACAGGAGTAGAAATACCATCTAATATAACTTTAGCAAGACAAGAATTAAGAGATCAAGCAAATACAGTAGCAACAGAAATTAATGCACTAAGCACTAAAAAAGAAGTGATGAGTTATAATTTTCCAGATATAATGTAATGAGTGTAAATAAAAAAATAATAGAAACTGAAGCAGCAGTACCTGATTCACAAAGTTTTAATACTGTTTTATATTCAGGTAATGGTGGGACGCAATCTATAACAGGCGTTGGGTTCAAACCTGATATAGTTTGGATTAAGCCAAGAAACCAAGTTGAAAATCATACTTTACACGATAGCACAAGGGGAGCAATAAACCAATTAGCACCAAACGCAACAGCATCAGCAAGAGATCAAAGTAATACTGTACAATCTTTTGATACTGATGGTTTTACTACAGGTAGTGATAATAATACAAATAAAAGTGGTATAAATTATGTAGCTTGGTGTTGGAAAGCAGGTGGGGGAACAACAAGTTCTAATACTGACGGTGATATTACAAGTACAGTACAAACTTCTGCTTTATCAGGGTGTTCAATAGTAAAATGGACAGCAAATGGTAATGCAGGTGTAACTGTCGGTCACGGACTTGGTGCTGCACCTGAATTAATTATAATGAAAAATTTAGATAGAGCAGGTTATGGTTGGTTAGTTTATCATTCTGCTATTAGCCCGACATCAGCAATAGTTTTAAATACTGCAGACGCAAAAACATCAGGTATTGGATACTTTAATAACACAGCTGCAACATCAAGTGTTTTTAGTTTAGGTAGCGATACTTTTGGAAATTATAATGGGGATGATTATATAGCGTATTGTTATCATTCAGTTTCTGGGTTTAGCAAGATTGGGTCTTATACAGGAGATGGAAATACTAATGGACCAACTGTAACAACAGGATTCCAACCTGACTGGTTATTAGTTAAAGATGAAGGTACAGGAAATTCTTGGCGAATACTTGATAGTGTAAGAAGTACTAGTAATCCAAGAAATAATTATTTAGATCCTAATACTACTGCTGCTGAAGGAACTAGTATATATAGCAATGTAGATTTTAATAGTAATAATTTTCAACTAAAAAATCTTGGATCCAATTATAATAATAGTGGCAGAACATATTTATATTGGGCAATAAAAAATAATTAAAATGAATGGATTTGAGCCAACAATCTTAGGAATAATTACATTAATAATGACAATATCAGAAGTTAATTCCGTATTACAAGGATTGTTAATAGTTGTAACGACTATCTATACGCTGATAAAAATACATCAGTTATTAAATAAAAAATAATTAACTTTATTAAAAATAAATATTATGAAAAACTTTTTAAATAAAATTTGGGAAGGTATTAAAGATGCTTTTTGGCTTCAAGTACCTTATATTATTTACTCAACAGTATGGTTATTATTAACTATGTTTTGGGCAACAGTATTCTTAAAGTGGTTTATGAATAAATATTATTAAAATGAAACTATCACAAAATTTAACTTTAGTAGAAGCAGTAAGATCTGATACAGCAAAACGTAAAGGTGTAGATAATATACCTAGCGGTATTATATTAGATAATTTAAAACTAACAGCAGAAAAAATATTTCAACCTATAAGAGACCATTTTAAAAAACCAATATATGTGTCTAGTATGTTTAGGTGTGAAAGATTAAATGCTTTAGTAGGTGGTAGCAAAAACAGTAAACACATAACAGGTCAAGCTATAGATATAGATAACGATGGTACTGATGTATCTAACAGAGATATATTTTATTACATAAAAGACAATTTAAAGTTTGATGTATTGATATGGGAGTATAATGATGATAGTCCTAGTTGGGTACATTGTAGTTATGTAGAGGGTTTAAATAGAGGTTTAGTATATCGTAATACAGGTTTAGGTCTAATAGAGTTTAAAGAACCTAAATTAGAAAAACCTAAAAAAGTAAAGTATGAGCAAAAAAAGAAAAAAGTTCAAAGAGACGAAACTAGGTCAGTTCCTACTAGGGAAGTCGGGGGTGTTTCAGAGTCTAGCGGAGACAATACCTGATCAAGGCGTATTAGGCGTTTTAAAGAACTTAATTTTAAAAGACGACAGTTTACCTCAACCAGACAAAGAAACTGCGTTAAAGATGCTTGAAATTGAGTTAGAAGAGATGGATGCGGTTACTCGTAGATGGGAAGCTGATGCATTGTCTGATAGTTGGCTTAGTAAAAACGTAAGACCATTATCATTAGTATTTTTAACTTTAGTATATGCTACAGGCTTTTTTTTTAAGTATGATCTTAATATTATTAATCAACTTATGCTACTGGTTTATGGAGCTTATTTTGGATCACGTGGTCTAGAAAAAATAAGAAAGCTCTAATACAATATAGTATTTTTATAATATATTATTATACAATATATATACAATACAATATAGTATAGATTTTTATATATTTATATAATGCGACAAAAATTAATAAAAAAACTAGACAGAGTATTTAGTGAATATATAAGATTAAAACACGCAGACCATACAGGTAATTGTAAATGTATAACTTGTGAGAAAACTTTTCATTTTAAGAATATTGATGCTGGTCATTTTGTTAGTCGTCGCCATATTATTACACGTTTCGATGAACTAAACGTATTTCCCCAGTGCAAATACTGCAACAGATTTTTAAACGGCTTACAATATGAATATGGTAAAGCGCTGGATTCTCTTTATGGTAAAGGTACTGCAGACAAATTAGTAGCTAAAAGTAAATCAAGTGAAAGATTAGAAACAAAAGAAATTGAAGAATTATTTGTTATTTATAAAAAAAAATTAATAACTTTGAAGAAACAATAATAAATTATGTACACAGAAAACAAATTACAATTTATACGAACACAAGCCAATGGCTTTGTGAATGACCAATTAAAATGGCAAAGACTACGAATCGAATCTTTAGAGAAAGAGATTTTAAAAAAAGATGAGAGAATAAAAAAGCTAGAAGAACTTTTAGCATACGCAGATAAAATAATTTAATAAATACACAATGAGTTTAGCACAAAACGAAAATAGAACAAGCAGCATCAGCTTTATAGAAGAGGGTAAAACCTGGTCTGGTAATGATGAAACATTAATGAAAGAACATAGAGTTTCTATGAAAAATGGCGATATGCCTATATTTAATTATCCAGCAAATAAAACTTATCCATTTGCAAAAGGTGATAATGTTATGTACCTTCTTAACGAAAAAGTTAATCAAAAAACTAAAAAAATAATTCAATACGGTAAACAAATGAAAAAAGTAGAAAACAATCAACCAACAAGTACAAGTACTGAAACTTTAACGCAGCAACAAAGTATTGCATTATCAGTTGCATCTAAGTTAGGTTTTGAAACTGTTACTAGTGATGCTTGGCAAAAAACATTATCATTAGATAGTGAAGATAGATCAAAAGCACAGAGTGAGTTATTGACATCTATAGGTCAAGTTACAATAGCATATTATAATTTACTAACAACTAAACCACAAAACAATGGCAGTTAAAACAGATACAATATTTATAAATGGTCTTTACACATATAAAGGCACAAAAGACTATATAGTTTCTAAAAATAGTCTTAACGTAGAAAAGTTTAAACAACAATTAGAAGATCCCGATATACAAAAACATATTAAAGAAAACGAAGGATATCTTAAGTTTGTTACTATGATAAGTAAAGCTGGTAAACCATACAGCAAATTAGAAAGCAATAATTATAAAGAAGTAACCAGTAAGGAACACAGTCCTGATCGAAACAACAATGACGATGACGGACTCCCATTCTAATACTGTATCTTTAAGTTCTCAAGTTAGTAGACTGAATGACATTCGTAATGGTAAAATTAGGGAAGGTCTACGACTTGGAATACCAGAGATAGATGAGTACTGGAGATTTAAGTTTAGTAGCTTTAATGTAGTACTCGGACACGCATCAACAGGTAAAACTACCACACTACTTTATTTACTTTTATTATATGCTGTTAAGTATAATCTTAAATACTTAATATATTCTGCAGAGAATGAACCAAGTAGTATAAGTAAAAAGCTATGTGAATTTTTAGTGGGCTTACCATTTAATAAAATACCAGATAAGGTATGGAAAGAAAAAATTAAATGGATTCACGAACACTTTAGATACGTTAACATAGAAGAAGTATACACATCTAGTGAATTATTAAGACAAGCAGAAGTAATAAAAAAAACATTTGATTATCACGCTTTATTAATAGATCCATACAATTCACTTATAAGAGATAAAGAGTTAATGAAAACATACGGTGGTCACGAATACGACTACGCAGTTATGGGAGATTATAGATTATTTACAAGAAAAAATAAATGTTCTATATATTTAATTACACACGCAGTAACAGAATCACTAAGACACAAACACCCTAACGGACATAAATTTGAAGGATATATACAACCGCCTAGTGCAGGATCTGCAGAAGGAGGGGGTAAGTTTTTAAACAAGAGCGACAATTTTCTAATATTACACAGGTACACAAATCATCCAGAATACTGGACTAATACATATTTAGCTATAATAAAAATAAAAGAGATAGATAGTGGTGGTAGACCTACACCATTAGAGAACCCTATAGAGTTTAGATCATTAGCTAACAATGTAGGTTTTAGTATTAACAATAAAAATTTATTACATTTAATAGAAAAGCGTGATTCTTGAAATAGCATATAAGAAGCATAATGATTGGTTAAGAATATGTAAATCTTTTAACTGTCAAGAAAGCGACTGTCAAGATATAGTAAGCGAAATGTATATAAAAATAGATCATCTTACAAAGAATGGTAAAGATTTAAGATACGGTGAAAATGATATAAATTATTTCTACTGTTACAAAATTATATTTCATTCTTGCCTTAGATTAAAACAACACAATAGTAAACGTAAAGATCTTATTGTTACAACTGATAGTGAAAACTTTGATGTTTGTGCAGCTTTAGCTAAGTATGGTAAGAAAAGTACTATAGACGAAGATATGTTATTTAATAAGTTAGAAGAATTCACAGACGAGTATAGAGAAAAACTTACTTGGTATGATATAACAATATTTGAACTGTTGTCGGGTGGTAAGAAAATATCTGAACTACAAAGAGAAACTAATATAAGTTATGTATCTTTAAGAAACACATATTTAAAAGTAAAAGATTTTGTAAAAAAACAATATGAAAAATTCGATTGGACTAGGGGATCTAGCAGAAAAAATAATTAATATAATAACGTTAGGTTATGGTAAAAGAATTGCAACTTGGGTAGCTAAATTATTTGGTTACAATGATTGCGGTTGTGATAAGAGAAAAAAAGATTGGAATAAAATACAAATAAAAAGATGACAGATAAAATCCAAATGATTAAGATTGATTACGATCAATGGACTAAATTTAAAGGCGTTAAAAATAACACAATAGCAAAAGACGAATTAAAATTAATCGAAAGTCTACACGCAAAATATTATGATCATCCATACGAAGTACTATGCACTTGTAAGGGAGAACATATAATAGGTAGAATACAAGAGTTTGTAGACGAGCTAAATGTTATTTATAAAAATGGGTATAAAAGAAGTACATAGATGGGAACAAACAGTTGTAAAAATATTAAACTTAGATGGTTGGAACTTAACCTGGTGTGGTGAAGACTATGAATATTTTGATGCAAAAGGATTAACACCTAAGAAAAAAGAATGTGTAATAGAAATGAAATTTAGGCATAAGTATTATGAAACTAAAATGTTAGAGAAAGGTAAATACGAAAGATTGTTACAATTACCACAAAAAATACATAAGCTATATTTAGTATTTGATCCTAAAGGAATGTATATATTTTGGTTAAACAACTTAAATTTACCAGAGCTAGAAAAATTAAATTGTCCAGACACAACACTTTGGACTAAAACAAAAAAAGAAAAAGAAGTATATTTATTAGAAGAATCACAAGCAAGTTATATAAACAATGAATCAGGATTTGATAGATGCTTATAAAAAGCTAGATGCAATTAAAGAGTTTGAGTGCGATCATAATATTACTATAATATTAGAGCTGCTTAACAAATGGAATAAAAAAGCACAAGACAATAAAGAATTAAAAAAAGTAATAGAATCTTTTTTAGATATACAATGGCATATAATAGAATTAAAAAGAGATAGAGATTTAGCACTTAAAGCTGTATTACAATATAAGTTTCAAAGAGATGCAGCGATAGACGAAAAAAGCAAAGCAATTAAACAACTAAAACAATATGAGGATAAAAATTTCAACTGAAATATTAGGTAAGCAACCATCAGAGGATGTATCAGATAAATTACTAGATACTATAAATGCTATGTGGATGCATTTTGATACAGTACCAGAGAAAGGTAGTCTTATAGAAGTAGATATGTTTAGTTTTCTATTTAGGTTTACTATGGAAAATAAGACATATAAATATGATGGTAAAGATCTAGATATAATTCTTACATATAGATTGACAGAAGAAGTATTATGAACAAACACAAAAAGCGAAAACAAATACCTGTATACTCTGGTGTAGTACGATACTTTCCTGATGCAATTAAAATGGTAGCACAGGTAAGTTACATAGGAAACCAGCAACACCATCCTGATAAACCTTTACACTGGGATAGAAATAAATCTAC